CGGCGTCTTGATCTTTTTGTGCTTCGGTTCTTGGTGAGCGCTTAATCATGTCTTTCCCCTTATGCCCCCGAAGGGGCTGTGGCGTGATTAGTTTTGTGAAAGCTCTTGCACTTGAACTAGGCGACCGCTTTCTGTGTAGCGGTAGTACTGAGGTGATACACCAGTAAGAGCGCCGACTTCTGGTCGGCTCTTCAACCATGCCGCCACTTTAGCTGCGTGTTCCTTCTTAGCTTTTTGAGATTTTGCGTCCGCGATGTCTGCCAGTACTTCTTTGTGGTTGTTGAAATTTGCCATCTTAATTCTCCTGCCCCCGAAGGGGCGTTGTAGTTTAGTTAGACGATGTTGAAGAACAGTTTGCAGGCGGCTTCTTGTGGGGTTCTTCCAGAGCGGCTTATATCTCCGTCCTCGCAGTACCAACAGTCAGACTCGCCGCTCTTGCCGATCAGGTATGCGGTGAGCGAATGGCCTTCATCAGTGGTGACCTCGGCGATGCTCTCGGAGAACTCATTATCGATCTCGGCATCACCGCTATCTGGAGCAAGGGTCTTGACTAATCCTTTGATCCACTCGCAGGCGAAAGAGCCGTCTTCGTTAATGGTCAGGCTGACGATTGCGCCTGAGTAGTCTTCTTTGTTGATCAGAGTTGCTGTGTTCATTTGGATCTCCTTAGTAGTCAAAGCCGACGAATAATTGGGTACCGCTCTTAACAAACACTTCACGGTTGAAGTCTTCAGTGTCGCTGAGTGAGTAAGACTTGGTCGCGGCATCGTAATGGCCTCGAACGAAAACAGTCTTGGCATCAGCCTTACGCTTCACGTACTCGCCTTGCTTGATGTTCTTAACGTCTAGTGTGTGCATCTTGGGTCGCTCCTAGCTGGGTGGATTTTACTAACAGGACTGCAGAATACTCGTCATGACGATGAGTGTCAATATCATTTGCTATCTAAATATACAAATTCACGAATGTAGGAAATACAAACACTTATGACTGAATCGTCCATAGAGCTACTAGAGAAGGAGATACAAGCAATAGCAACTAGCCCTGCTATGAAATCCGGTCACCTCAAGCTGGCTATTGGTCTATGTGATGGCATGACTCAGGAGGGCGCTTACCGCAAAGCCGGTTACAAAGCTAAAGATGCTCGAGGGAGTGCTTCTGCCCTAATCAAGACTAATCCACACATTTTGAAATACGTGGAGCTAACGAAGCGCGTTGTCGCTCTACGCTCTCAGGAGATGCTCATTGGCACTGCTGAGCAGAAGAGAAAGCTTTTGTGGGACATTGCTATGGCTTGCACGAAGCTCGCCCAAATGTCGCCTGAGGAGCTTGTAGAGGCGCTAGGTAATTCTGATGATGCACTGAAGATGTTGGCAGCTAATCACGACCCCAGAGCAGCCATTGCAGCTGTTGCCGAATTGAACAAGATGGACGGCGATCATGCCGAGACTAAGAGCAAGCTTGAGCTGACTGGAAGCCTGAACGTGGCCACGGAAGTGACATGGATTCTTGAAGCCGTAGATGCCTAGGGTCCGGATAGCCAAAAAGCTCCTCCCGCTATTCACAAAGCAGAAGCGAATCAAGCTTGCAGACGGTGGCCGTGGTGGCTCGAAGTCGACTGCCGTTGCTGATGCCTTCATTCGATTTTGTGAGGCTGGAGAGCGACTGTGCTGCGGCCGTGAATTCCAGAACTCCATTGAAGAGTCCGTGCATGCTTTGCTCACTGAGCGCATCGCGTATCTCGAGAAGCATGAGGGTCTGCCGGTCGGAGCAGTCTGGGCAACCGCGAACAAGATTAAGAGCCTTAAGGGCGGCGAGATATTCTACAAGGGCCTGTCTCGAAACCTGACTTCAGTGAAGTCGATGCAAGGTGTTAAGCGCATCTGGATCGAGGAGGCTCAGTCGCTATCTCAAGACAGCATCGATGTCCTATTCCCCACGATCAGGGCGTCAGATTCTGAGATCTGGCTAACAATGAACAGAGGGTCTTCAAAGGATCCGATATCGAAGTATCTGCTTAAGCCGATCGACACAATCCTGCTTCGTGACGGTTACTACGAAGACGATGAGATGCTGGCGATCCGCATCAATTACTACGACAACCCGTTCTTCCCGCCAGAGCTGGAAATGCAACGCCAGCGTGACTTCAGAATCATGCCTCGAGCGAAGTACCGGCACATCTGGGAGGGCGACTACTCCGACTCCATTGAGAACGCGATCATCATGCCTGAGTGGTTTGATGCCTGCGTGGGTGCTCACATCAAGCTCAAGTGGAGGGCTGGAGGTAAGGAGACTGTCTCGCATGACCCTTCGGACGGTGGTCCGGATCCTTCCGCTTACATCTATCGCAAAGGCAATGTCATTGAAGACATCGTCGAAACACCCAACCAGCAGATCAATACTGCAGCAGATCTGGCCACTGCTTACGCCATCGAGGTGAGAGCAGACCTGTTTCTCTGGGATGGTGATGGCATGGGGACCGGCCTCAGATCTCAAGTAGCACAGAACTTCAGGGGCAAAAGGGTCGAGCTTCTGATGTTTAAAGGTTCCTTGTCGCCCTTTTTACCGAAGGCGGTGTATCAGCCCATCGATGGCGAGGTTCGAAAAGCTGCGACCAACGCAGAGACTTTTACCAACCAACGCGCCCAGTTCTACTGGATGCTGCGGGACCGTATGTTCAAGACGTATCAGGCCGTCACCATGGGCACTTACATCGACCCAGAGGAGATGATCAGCTTTAACCCAGACATGAAGCTACTCGACGCTCTAAGGGCTGAGCTTTGCCGCATCCCTCGCAAGCCAGTATCGAAGATCCAGATCCTGAGCAAGATCGAGATGAAGAAGCTGAAGATCGACAGCCCTAACCTTGCCGACTGCGTGATGATGTCAGAGATCGCAAGCCACCTAATCAAGACCCGAATCACCGGCCAACCGAACGCAGGGGTCACGTCTTCAAGGGCGTGGACATAGCGTCCCGTGCCATCAACAAACAACACAGCTAAGAGGTATCAATGAACATAGGCCAACTAGATAAGGGGTCGCGTGACTTCTTTACTGAGCTTTGCGACATGGTTAAGCCATTCCGATCTCGCCATTCGATACCTGAGGCGAACTGGAGCGGATGCAGATTAGCTCGGGGAACAGGAAAGGACAAAGGCAAGATCCGGTTCGGATTCATGGCGAAGGGCGGCAACTTGATCACCGTTGATATCGTTGCAAGGGACATCATGGCCGATCCGAAGCAGTACATCGACAACATGCTCGAGGCGATCAATCAAGGCCTTAAGCAGATGGATGACAACGTGAAGATTATTGTCGCTCAACCTAATTCACTTTCTCAGGCAATTAACGCACAAAATCGGAGAATTCATTGATGGGAATGGTAGCGATCAAGACACCTGAACAGGTCACAAAAGAGACGGACGATGAGGCCTCTAAAGCGCTCGAGCTTTCTCGAACAGATCACTCGAAGCGAGTCGTTGACCATCTCGCCAGTCACGTCAGAAAGTGCTGGGAAGTAGCCAAGTACGAGCGCAGCAAAGTCGATGCTCGTTTGATCGATTGCTTGCGTCGAAGAAAGGGGGAGTACTCTCAACAAAAGCTCACAGCTATCAAGCAAATGGGCGGCTCAGAAGTCTACATGATGATCACTGCTGCCAAGTGCCGCACTGCCAAGTCATGGCTGTCAGATCTATTCTCTCCAGCCGGTGACAGGCCGTTCACTCTCGAGCCTACTCCGATCCCTGATCTGCCGCCTAACCTGAAGCAAGAGCTGGTAGCGAACGCGGTAGCCATGGCGCAAGAGAACAACATCCCCATGGAAGTGGTTCAGGAGATGCTGAATAAGCATAAAGACCGCATCATGGGTGAGCTGAAGAAAGTCGCCGAGGAGCGAGCAGACAACATGGCCACGGCCATCGAAGATATGTTAGTCGAAGGCGGCTGGAGATCTCAGTTTGATGAGTTCCTTGATGACCTAGTGACTTACCCTGCCGCGATCATGAAGGGCTTCGAATTCCGTAGAGCCAAGACTCTTAAATGGGTCGACAACGATGGCAACTGGACACCGCAAGTCGGCACGAAGATTATCCCGCGAGTTCGTCGCGTCTCTCCGTTCAGAGCGTACCCATCACCGTCTGCTGGATCGGACATTGCCAACCATTGGTTTATCGAACACCAAACACTTACTCGTCAGGATCTGTCCGACATGAGATCTGCAGAAGGTTACAACGCAGAAGGCATCGCGATGGTGCTGGCTCAGTATGGTGAAGGTGGCTTGAAAGAGTGGATGTGGTCCGAGACTGAAAGAGCAGCTCTCGAGGGTCGCTCTACACTACACAAAACAGCCGACATCGATGCGATCGAGTACAGCGGATCCCTGCGCGGTCAGACTCTTCTTGACTGGGGCATGAGTGAAAGTGAGATAGATGACCCCTTCGAAGAGTACTCCGTCTCGGTGATGGTAGTCGGCACCCATGTTATTCGGGCAGTCGTTAACCCAGATCCGTCTGGCAAAAGCGACTTCTTCAAGGCCTGCTGGGAGAATGTTCCTAGCTCGTTCTGGGGCACAGCTCTTCCTGAGTCACTAGCAGATACGGCCGACACTTGTAACGCTGCTGCTCGAGCGCTGATCAACAACATGGGCATGGCCTCTGGCCCAATGGTCTGGGTAGAGATGGACCGGCTGGCAGAGGGGCAGAACATTCATGAGATGTACCCATGGAAACCTTGGCAAAGCTCGTCTAATCCTAACGGTGGATCTGGTGCCGGTATCGGTTTCTTCCAGCCCCAGAGTAACGCTTCAGAGCTTATGGCTATTTACGAGAGATTCTCTCGATACGGCGATGACATCTGTGGCCTCCCAGCTTACGCACAAGGCTCAGACTCGACTGCCGGTGCTGCCAATACGGCATCAGGGCTATCGATGCTCCTGAACGCTGCCAGCAAGTCTATCAAGCACTTGGTTCGCATGGTGGACATCTACGTCATCGAGCCGGTCGTGGGCAAGGCGTACAACCACCTAATGCTCACCAGCGATGACATTAACATCAAAGGCGATTTGATACCGAAGGCCCGAGGCAGTGAGTCTCTGGTGCATAAGGAACAAGCGCAGATTCGTCAGGCTCAGTTGCTGGCCCAGACAAACAACCCAACGGACATGGAGATCATCGGTCAAGAGGGTCGCCTAGCAATGCTCGCGGAAGTCATGAAGTCTGGCAGCTTGCCGGTCGACAGGATACTTCCAACAGCAGAAGAGCTTCGAGAGAAGAACAAGGCGAAGGCCGAGCAGATGATGCAGGCCGAGCAGCAGCAGATGAATCAAGTACAACCGGCACCTTCTGCCCAGCAGCAAGGCGCCGCCAGTGTTTAATAAATACAAACTTTATGAGGGCCAAGCTGAGAAGAAATCCAGACTCGTCTTTGCCCTTTGCCAGCTTAAGAAGTCACCAGAC